CAAAGCGAATGGACTATTTTTCACTGCAGCCATACACATTCGGTGGGTAAGCATTACTTCAGGAATATGCTGTATCGCCGGTCCGCTTCCACACACTGCAGCATAACACATTTCATCCGTCAGGTCATTTTTGGGGATACTGCGAATCGCAAACGGATTATGCTGAATCAGGTCCATTTATATTAGAATAGTTAAATCCCTACTGGGCAATATATCGCATCTTATTTATTTCCTCTTGGCGTTCCTCCTCCATTTCTTTAAGAATGCCACCCATATGTTCTTTCGAATATGACGACTTGAACGCTGGATCCGGGGTTTCAATATCATACAAGTTTGGTTCCTCTTCGTCAAATGGCTTTACTTCAACTTTATGCTTTAGTGGAGTACATACACAACCCAATTGGTGTTTATAGTGCTTCACGCCATACGAACAAATATATGCTGGCATATCAAAAAGTGTTTCTGTATCTCTCAACGCAGGAGAATGCATAATCATCTTGATGCTATCAGGGACATACTTAAGCGCATCACCATTTTGATCAACTGCTTTCTGGCACATGTTGAGAGTTTTCATATCTTCTGGGACGAACTGAAGAGCAAGTCCAGAGCGTTGAACTGCCTCTAAACACGTGGTATAACCACTATCATCGAGCGGAATATTCTGTAGATCCATTTATTTTACTTGAAGGTTTCAGTGTGTAAACGCATCTACGATTTCCTTTGTAATGAACCGGTCGGGAACACACCCAAACGCGTCTGGATTCTGTCGGATTGCAGCGAGACAATGCTCCTTATCTATAACGTCGCGCGGAACAAATATAAGTGCCAACCCATCGTTCTTCACTGCCTCGAGACAAATCACGTAGGAGCGCATATGCTCCGGAACAGAATACAACGCACCTCCACGATACCTCACTGCAGCAAGGCACTTCTCATAGGTCAACCGGTCGTATTCAATGTTCTCGAGGGACAAGCGTCCAGTCTCGAGAGCTAATGTCTCCTCATTCATTCTGCGTGCTAACAAGTACTCGGTAAAGGGCTTTAAGTCCGTTTTCTCTTCTTGGTCTTTCGCTTCTTCCCACCGTCCGACGAGTTGTATACGCGGATCAGCATGTTCCATACTTCCTTGCCCTTGTCAATACCACCTACGAGTTTATACTCGTTGGTCTGGTACATGTCGGCGTACACCTTCAGTCTCTCTGCATACCCCTTGCTCCAAAACGTATGATTTGCCGGGCGGCTCAGTGTGTATGTAAAGTACAGCATCCATGCGACGCACCACCCAATGTCCACCGTGTCTTCCGCTTGTAAGTTAAGACACACCCGGTTCCGCGTAGCGTGCGTTGACACCACGTCGCACGCAACGTCATTCACAGTCAAGTTTTTCAGGTTGTACACTGTTTCAAGGTACCATGTCAGACCACGTATGTCTACCGGGTCCATTCTGTAGGTTGAAACAATGTCCAGCGTGTTTCCGGCGGGAAAGTAAATACACAGGACGGCGTGCGCCGACTGGGCATCTGCAACGCTCGCGTGAATCACAGTGGGGAGTTCGTCATACGGCGACAGCACCATCTCGTGTTGGTCAAACGTGGGGTGGTCGTCTATCTCTGGCACACCGTTGCGTGTAATCACCGAGATGTTGTAGTCGCTTTTTCCAGCGAAAAACCGCACGTACTCAGACACCTTTTTTAGCAGTTTACGTCGGAAGGCGGGGAGCAAGTCCGACCGTTGTTGGGAGAGTCGGGGTGTTTTCCGACGCATGCTTCGCACGGGAAGCAGCTTGTCCGGGTCTGGCATTGTATTGATGTTGTATTTTATTCGTATATCGTGTGTACGATGACCAAAAACCGGGCCAGGCACACGAATATACACGCTGTACACACCGCCATGACTCCTAGGATAACCATAATTGCAGGTTCCATTGTATTGAAAAAAACGCCATGCGTCTAAGCAGATATGCCGTTAGACGACGTTCTACTGTTCATGTTTGAGTGGGTGTTGGCGATTACCCTGGCGGAACTGCTGGTGTTGGGTGTCTATATGGCATGCTTGTAACAAAACGAATTCAAAAACATCATCTACAACTTTTTCAACACGAATGGACTTCATAGAAGAGAGCACTGACTTTACAACATACGAAGGATGCCTCGCTGCCGTTCAACACCATGGATTTGCGCTTCAATTTGTTCCAGAACCCATGAAGACGCCTGAACTTTGCCTCACAGCCGTTCAACAGCGTGGATATGCGCTTCGGTATCTTTCAGTAGACAAGAGGACGCCTGAACTTTGCCTCGCAGCCGTAAAAAAACATGGGTTAGCGCTTCAATATGTTCCAGAACAACATTTGACGACGAATGAAATTATTCTCACAGCCATTAAAAATTGGGGATATGCCCTTGCGATTGTCCCAGACCATGTAAAAACATATGAAATGTGCCTATTAGCCGTTACAAACGAAGGATTTGCGATTCAATTTGTTCCAGGCCATCTACGAAGTGATGAACTTATTGACGCTGCTTTATTAGAACGTCCTTATTTATTAGACATTCCCGATTTTGCTGAATATTTAATCAAGAATGGTATCAATATATCGATTAAAATCCACAACCAAGAGCCAAAGCAGATGCCAGAGAAGGCGTATGATACGCTAGAAATGGGTTATGATGAGTATTCTGCTATTGTAGATGGAGAACTCATGGTAGATTTCCATAATGAGTTTAATTATGGTAGGTTCTATCGCAAGAAGACATTTGAGAAGTTTGTGTTGCCTTCTAAGCTAAATCCAGCAACTCGTGAAACGATTACTGAATATACGATTTATCAGGCAAAGGTCTAAAACGGATTTAAATACTCGATCTACTCCTTTTTCCATAAGAATGGAGTATATTACCTTTATTGAGCGCAATCACAAGGAGGGCGAGGTGTTTCTGTCGTATCTACAATACACGGGCAATGAAGATGAACTACAAAAGCTAGAGAAGTTTATGAGCGGTGGTGACTGTTCTGATTTCCAAATCAATCTTGATGTGAGGTTCAGAGTAGATGTCGTAGACCAAATGTGTAAGCTACCATATGGATGGTATTCGAGGATGTTTGAGAAGGTGAGCGGCAAGTTCAAGTTTCCGCTGGATGATACAGAAGGTGATACCGCACTACGCATGGAGGAGCTGTTTGGATGCAATAACATCTCCAGGTATATTGTACGCTGTATAGACTGCAATGGTAAACTAGGTATACTCCCTGGGCTGTATTGCTCGTATGCGTGTAAGATCCGAGATTGTGGCTGTAAGGCATCGCCTGAGTGTTGCGGATAATCGCGCTGCTGGGAAACATCAACTACAACTTTTTCAATCATGAAAACGGATTGTTCATTTTTGAGAGCGGGCAGACACCATACCAAATGACTGAGCCAATGATTCCATCCTACCGGTTTAAGAAGATGATTCTCGCGCTGGACCTCCAAGAAAGGGAGCAGACGCTCATCCACCTGGCGAATTGGGTAAATGACCCGACGAATCGGTATGGCAACAACCCTGTGCTATCGGGCTGGCTACAGAGCCTCGTGCCTATCGCGAAGGCCCCGGTTGACCTGATCGTTCGCGACACGGCTTGGAACTCCGCGAGTCAGTTCAACGCGTATCCAATGTTCCGGATGATCGTGGACAAGGGGCTGGATGTCCAGTAAAGACCGACATAGCATACTTCGCGACCAAGCGAAAACGGATTGTTTCGGACACGGCTTTGAGCGAGTAAATACAATGAATCGCCTTATCGCTGTTTGCCCCGCAGGTTGTATTTGTGGAACATGTGGTCGTGAAAAAAGACAAAAATCTGTTGCTTGAAATTCCCGGAATATGCTGCCTATCCTACTTCTGCGGGCCCTGCTATATGTTCTTCCACCTGTGCTGTATGGTGTGTAGGTAATCAAACAAATGAGAGAACGTTTATTGCCTCATTTGTTTGGGTTTCCCCGTTATTTGTATTTTGTGGGTTTCCCCGTTTCATGTTTTAGTTAGGTGTTTAGTTGGAGTACGCTAGGCCGCCCATGCCGGACATCACGCGCAGCACGTTGTAGTTCAGCGCATACACGCGGACCTGCGCCGTGCGGGCACCCACCACCGTGTTGATGGACACGGTCAGCTGCAGGGTCGCCTTGTCGATGCGCGAGAAGTTGCACGTGCCGGACGGCTGGTGCTCCTCAGGGCGCAGCGCGAACGAGTACACGTTGATACCCGTGGAAGGCGTGCGGCTGTGGTGCTGGTAGGGCTGCACCTTGTCGAAGTAGGCACCCTCACGCTCCGTGAACCGGTCCTGTCCGTTCAGCTGCAGCTTGGCCACCTCAATGGGGTTCTTACCCTCGCAGCGCACGCCGGAATCCAGAATCACGCGGGCGAGCAGGTAGTTCACACCCGACTCGAACTCCGCAGAGCCCGTCAAGTCGAAGGTGTCAGCGCCCACCAGCGAAGACGCCTGCGTCACGTTCTGACCCAGCAGCGCCGTCGCCTGGTTACCCTGAGGCGCGCTGGCTGTCGCACCCGACGTCGGGTTCTGCGCCTGCGACAGCAGCGACATAATCAGACCCTCCGTGGAGAAGTCGTCGGAGTAGTTGAAGGGCTGGGGGCCCGCAACGGACGAGATCCAGGTCGGGTTGGAGCAGTCCACGAACGAGTCGCGCTGCACCACCCAGAAGAGCTCCTTCACGGGGTGATTGAAGTTCAGCTGGATCTTGTTGGAAGACGAGGTGATGGACTCGGCACCCGTGTACTGCACCTGCTCAATCAGGTACTCGTGCGACTGCTGCGCGAAGCGGCGGCGCTCCTCGGTGTCCAGGTACACGTAGTCCACGTACAGCGACGCGGCCGCCAGGGACTGCGCCGTAGAGGCCGCCGCCGCACCGATGGACGACTCGTAGTACGTGCAGTTCTGCCACGTCTCAAAGTCCACGTTCAGGCGCACCTCGTGGTACTGCAGCGCAATCAGCGGGATCGCCAGACCAGGGTTGCGGCAGAACCAGAACTGCAGGGGAATGTACAGCGTCTTGGCGGGCGTACCACGGCGGGGCACGCACGAGATGGTCGTCTCAGACGCCGCGCACGTCGCGTCGAGGCCGATACCCGTGCCGCGCTTCAGCAGGGTGAGGTCGTGCGACTGGCCCACGATGGCGTCCAGGGCCGCAATGTTACCCGCCTCCGTGGTCAGCTGCGTCCAGATCTGCATCCAGTCACCATACTGGCGGTCAATGCGCTGGCCGCCAATCTCCACCTCAACCTGCTTGATCAGGCGGTGACCAATGTACGACAGCCAACGGAAACCGGCCGTCGAGCTGGAGGCGTTGAACGTGCCCGTGCTGCCAGGGGTCAAGTCAATCTGGGGCAGCACAACCTGCACGTACGTCTTGTACATCATGTCCGCATTGCGGTTGATGACGGCCGTCACGCGCTTGTTAAAGTCGGCCTGGCCGTTGAACGTCACCTCAATGGACTCCACGGCAAAGTTGGTGTGGCGCTTGTACAGCACCTTCCAAAAGGTAATCTGGGGGTTACCCGAGATGTAAATGTCCTGCGCACCATACGAAACAAGCTGCATTAAACCACCACCCATTTTTGTTTATGTTATACCACGAGAAAAAGTTTTCCAAAGATAAATGAACGTATGGTTAGTGCCGACCGCGAACCCTATCCTCAACACCTTCCTGCGGTCTATTGTGCTCATAGTGTCCATGGTGTTTGGGTTTGACACCAGTTGGTACGCTGCGTACTGGGCCGCCATTGTCCACGACGCCCTGTCGCTCGTGGCAATTTATCCGTTGGTAAAGTAAAATGAGTCTGCTGGATGCCATGAAAAAACGGCGGGCCGAAAAAATGGCCGAGCAGGAACCAACGTTCATGTCGACCGCCATCAAGGGCAAGAAATACGACCGACCCTTGACAAAGCAGGAGGAGGAGGTTGCAAAACTCACCCCGTTTGAGGTGCTACACTCGGACAAGAAGCAAAAGGTGTACCTGTACGAGAAAACACACACGCCCAAGGGCAAGGTCAAGCGGGTGGGATTGGGGCGAAAGACGCGTAAGCGCAAAACTGCCCGGCGTTAAGTGCGCGAATGCTCCTCTGTCTGAAGAGTCGTTCCAGTAGAACCAAATCCACCAGATCCACGAGTATCGCGTGCCCTGGGCATATCCGCCAGCGAATCCACTAGAACAATATGCGCAAACGGCAGAAAGTTATGCTGGCAAATTTGGAACATCCGCGTGCCCGTATCAATCCGCATAGCCGTTTCAGGCTCCACCCGAATGTTATCCACCATAGCCTTTACTTCACCACAATATCCCGAGTCAATCAGCCCAATGGAATTACACAGACGGAAGGGGGTCTTGTAGATGGACGACCGAGGCAGAAGCAGAGAAGGAACTCGACAGCCTTCTGCATACGTAAAATGGGAATTTGTAGTCGCCACATGAATGCCAAGTGAAAAACAGTGCGTCCGTTCACTCAAATCAATATTTTGGCCAAGCATGGGAATGTCAAATCCAGAATCCGTCCAACGATGGTTCTTGATTTGGGTTGTAATCAAAGTCTTAAGTTCCTCGTTTGCAGAATAGATGTATAGCGTCATTGATATTCCAACGCGCCTTGTATGTAAATTACAGACGGCGTGTACGGCGGTGTGCCTTGCGACGACCACCTACAGTGTTGACGGGTAGTTTATACACGTACATATTGTTTCCTTTTTCAATGTAGAGGTTCGTCACACCGCTAGAGTCCTCGGGTTTGTTGACGTCTTCCAATGCATCCTCCTCCTCCAACATCGCCGCCCACTTGGTTTTGACGGCGGCTACAGCGGCGGCATACGTCGGATAGGTTGTGGGGTAGATAGTGGGTCCGTCCGATTCAGTTACCTCCATAACGACATACACAACTGCCATTTTTAAATTAACACTATATAAAATGCCCGTGTGGACTAAGCACATCCGTCAACAGATTCAGACCGTTCCCGTTCCTAGTTTTGTAGAGTTTGTGCCCGAAGTGGTTTCCGAGGTAGTGCACGAAGTGGTTATCGTAGTTCCCGAGGTGGAAGTGGTACCCGAGGTGGAAGTAGTAGCCGAAGTGGAAGTAGTGCCCGAAGTGCCCGAGGTTCCGGTGGAAGTGGTGCCCGAAGTGCCTGAGGTTCCGGTGGAAGTAGTGCCTGAGGTTCCGGCGGTGGTTGAATAACAACAACCGTTTTGATGAACGGTGTTGTATAATTACAAATGCCTCCTCGCAAGAAGGTTTCAGCAAAGGACGCTCAACCCGCTTCCATACAAGAAACGCCTGTTGTGTTCTTCCTGCGAATAACAGAGGGATTCCCGTCAGAGGACGTTGCTCCCGCCGAGCAGCCCATTGAGTACTCCGACATTACGCGGCCCAATACAAACATCACCTACACGGAGATTTTAAAGTCCATGGAGAATGCATCGCCCATGAACAGCGAGTTGCTAAAGACCATCTTGGACAAGACGACGTGCGACTCGTATTCGCAGGACACGGCGTGCTTCTGGTGCTGCCACAAGTTTGACTGGGACCCTGCTGTGCTCCCCATTTCATACGACGCCTACAAGAACGTGTACACGTGCGAAGGCCACTTTTGTTCACCCGAGTGCGGCCTGTCGTTCCTGTACAAGCAGGTTCAGACGTCGGACACGATTCGCTGGAATCGGCACACCCTGCTACGGGACATGTATGCCCGCATGTACACGCACCGCGACTTGTCCATGGCACCGCCTCGGTCCATCCTTCGGTTGTTTGGAGGCCCCCTTGACATTGCACAGTTCCGAGGGTACACCACCTCTGTAAACAACCACATTGCGTGCGACCTCCCTCCCATCCGCCTCGTGTTTCCCACCATGAACATCCAGGGACCCATTCGCGACATCAAGAAGTACGTGTCGCTTTCCTACGACACGGTAGAGCGGGCGTCGCAGCAGCTCCGACTCAAGCGGTCTAAACCCGTCAACTCCAACATCCAGACGCTGGATATGTGTTTAAAGGCGCGTTAAATTGAAGGTATAATGGCAACTCCTGCGTCCCTGTATGACATTGCAAAACTACAGTTGATGATGGGTGGTATAACGGGTGCGGGGGGTGCAGGGGTGCGAAGCATGGTGCTTTGGAACCTGTACGAGCACTTGGTGTCGTCGTTTCCACGGTGGTTTCCGACGGTCAAGGCGTTTTGTTGTCGCAGACACAGCGGGCATCCGACGCAGCCCCCCCCGCCCAACAAGGAGATTAGTGCTCAAATAACGTGCGAACGCATCATCATTCAAACCAGCAACAACAAGACGCAGCAGACGACGAACCACACGCGCATGGACGCCGTCATCCATTGCGTGACCACGATCCCCGCGGTTCGCAACCTCATCTGTATGACGTACACCGACTACCTACCGTACGAGTTTGAAGCCATGATGATTGAGCCCGACATTTACTTCCAGTTGGAGGACCTGCGGCATTCCGAGGGGCAGGTTGAAAACATCAAGTTCAAGCTGTTCTGTTACGAGCACGAGATTCAGTACCTACAGGCGTTTGTGGACCGGTGTAACATTGACTACGAGCGCAAGATGTTGAACAAGCTCGGCACGTCGCTGTACTTTTTCGACATGGTGACGCCCACCAAGAACAAGCGGTCCACGCAGAACGCACTGCCCACTACGCACCTAATCTACACGAAGCACAAGTTCCAAACCACGCGCACGTTTGACAATGTGTTTTTCGAGCAGAGGCAGCACGTCAAGAGCCACCTGAACTTCTTTTTGACCCGGCGGGACTGGTACGAAAAGAAGGGGATTCCGTACACGCTGGGGTTCATGTTCCACGGCGACCCTGGGTGCGGCAAGACCAGTTCGGTAAAGGCGATTGCAAACACTGCACGGCGGCACGTGGTGAACGTCCAGTTGTCGCAGATAAAGACCAAGGAGCAGCTGCGCCACCTGTTTTTCAACGACGAGATTCACGTGTACGACGGCATGAAGACGGAGCGCTACACGATTCCCGTCCACGAACGCCTGTACGTGATTGAGGACATTGACGCGATGGGCGACGCAGTGCTGGAACGCAAGTGGAAGACTCCAGTGCCCGAAAAGAAAAAGGCACCCGGAGGTGATCCGTGGTTGGACAAGGTGAAGGAGGAGGAGGACGAAGCAGAACCGCTGGACCTGTCGTTCCTGCTCAACCTGCTTGACGGCACGCTGGAATCGTCGGGTCGTATCATTGCCATATCATCCAATTTCCCCGAGCGCATTGACAAGGCTCTGATTCGCCCAGGCCGCATTGACATGATTGTTCACTTTCGCAAGTGTAACCGTGCGATTCTTCGCGAAATGGTGGATAGTTTTTACGACCGCACATTTGACGATGACTTTATTGAGGACTACAAGTGGAGTCCAGCAGAGGTGAATCAAATATTGTTTCGCAACTTTACGAGCGCGGAGCAGGCGATTCACGAGCTAAAAACGCTCAGTCCTGCCGACCTGTATGGGTTTGAGCACGCTTCTGCGTAGTCAGGCGGTTCTTGGGTCCGCACCGAATCCGCTTGAGCGTGCGACCCTTGGGAAAAAGCAGGGTTTTGGTACAGATGGCAATTGCAGCACCCTCTGCAGTCGTTCCTGGACGAGGCTTGACCGTTTGTTTTACGCGCTTAATACACTTGCAAAACGCACGCGACATGGTTTTACGAGTCATTTAGTATACTCGTACGAAATAATTCACATTACGATGAAGACACGTAGCGAGACGACTGTGTCCACGTCTTGCTGCAGTGGGCGCACTGGTACATCCACACGAGGTTCAGGCTGTCAATCTCCACCGGCACCACGTCCCACACTAAGGACTTGTTTGTTTTGGTAGGGCACTCTGCATTGGGGCACACGACGTTCTTGAGGTGCTCCAGCGTGGGGTCGTGCTTCAAATACGGGTTCATCGCGAGCGAGGCAACCACCTCCTTCCGAAGAACGTGCTCGTACACGACCGAATTCTCAATGTCCACGGCCTCCTTGTAGCCGCAGTCGCTCTTTCGGCACACAAGCACCGCCGTCTTTGTGCCGTCAATCACCTCCTCCTCGATGCCATACATCATGTTGCGGCACTTCATGCATAACTTCATTTCTTGGTATACTGATTTAACACGGGTAAAGTAATTTCCGTTTTGTTCGTTCAAAACGGACGGCCGGCGAAAATGTTGTCTCGGGGCATCATACGAATGGCGCCTATTGACGATCTACGTAGTTTTCTAAACGAACCGTCCCGAAAGTCGTCCACAAACTGGACGCACACGAGTCTCGCCGGGGGCAAGTGGTTTATTACCGAGGATGACCTGCCAAAATTCTACGAGCTGTACACTGAGGTGCTCGAGTGTGGTGGCGAAAAGTTGTACATGACGGAGCGGTCAACAGACGTCGGCCCGCTCCGGATTGATTTTGACTTTATCTACGATGAGAACACGAACGTCACCAAGCACCTACACACGCAAGAGCAGGTGAGCGAGTTTTGCCAGGTCTACATGAACACGATTGCAGAGCAGTTGAACGTGCCCGAGGAGGTGGAGTTGTACATTATGGAGAAGAAGAAGCCCACGCACGACTCCAAGAAGCAGCGCATCAAGTCGGGCATTCACATTGTGGTGCCCGGCGTGTGTACGCACAAGTACATTGAGCAGAGCGTTCGGCGCACCCTCCTGCCGCAGATGGAGCAGATCTTCACGGGCCTGCCGCTGAACGACACGTGGGAGAAGGTGTACGACGAGCAGGTGCTGAATCGCTCACAACCGTGGACGATGTACGGTTCCCGCAAGAACGACCCAAACTCCTTGCCCTACCTGATTTCGTATGTCATCAAGTGGAACCGCGCCGATGGCAGTGTTCACGTGCTGCCCCCCACCCCGAAAGAGTACTCGGTCGCCCTGCTCAAGACGCTGTCGCTTCGTCGTGATCTGTCCGACGAAACCCCCATGACAGAGGAGAGTGTGAAGTTGTACGAGAAGATTCGTAATGCGCGAGAGTCAAACGCGGGTACACCTGGAGAGCCTAAGCGTCGCGGTCGCCCTCCTCAGCGCATGGAGCACCCAGGGTCACGTGCGTCGTCTCCTAGCGGGCGCATCATGCAACCCCTGTCTGTGGAAAAGAAGGACTACCTGAAGGCCCACGTGATGAACTTGAACAAGACCCGGTACGAGGACTACGACAAGTGGGTGTACATTGGCATCTGCTTGTTCAACATTCACCCCGAGTTGCTGGACGTGTTTCTGGATTTCAGTTCGCAGTGGGAAAAGTACAGCGAGGCGGACTGTATTCAAAAGTGGAACTCCTTCAGCTACCGCAACGACGGCGAACGCACGGGCGAGCCCACCCTGCGCTTCATGTCCAGCGAGGACAACCGTGACGGGTACGATGAGATTGAAAAGAACAATATCGACCGACTTGTGGATGAGGCGTGCTCGGGCACGGAGCACGATGTGGGGTGCGTGATTTATGCAAAGTTCCGTGACTCGTACAAGTGCTCCGACTTTCGCAACAACATCTGGTACCGGTGGATGGGCCACGTGTGGATGCGCACCGACCAGGGCGTGGACCTACAACTCAAGTTGTCCAAGAACATTGCCAAGGTATTTGAGCTCAAGTCTATTGACATTTCGAAGGACATGTACTCGCGCGGCCTGAATGACTGTGCGAGCGGGGGGAAGGTGGACTGCAAGACGTGCGAGTACTGCATGATGGAGGCAAAGAAGATGTCGCTGCTGAAGGTGTACACGCAACTCAAGAAGACGTCGTTCAAGACGAATGTCATGCGAGAGTGCCGTGAGCTGTTCTTTGACGAGGCGTTTGCAAAGAAGCTGGATACCAACAAGGACATTATTGCGTTCAACAATGGCGTGCTGGACCTCATCACGTTCGAGTTCCGTGGCGGAAAGCAGGAGGACTACATGTCCTTCTCAACCGGCATTGACTACGACTCTACCCGACCGTACTACGAGTACCCAGCGTGGCCCGCCGTCCAAAAGTTCATTGACCAGGTGCTGCCCAAGAAGGCGGTGCGCGAGTACTTCATCAAGCACCTTGCGACGAACCTGTTTGGAGGCAACTCTGCCCAGAAGTTTCACATTCTAACGGGGTCGGGTTCCAACGGCAAGTCCATGATTATGAACTTGATGACCAAGGCGCTGGGGGACTATGCGTGTACCGTGCCCATCTCGCTGCTCACGCAGAAGCGCAAGGGGTCGGGGTCAGCGGCACCAGAGGTTTCGCGTTTGAGGGGGCGGCGGTTTGTTACGATGCAGGAACCCGACGAGGCGATTGCGCTCAACACGGGACTCATGAAGGAACTCAGTTCGGGTGAAAAGATGTACGCACGTGACCTGTTTGAGTCGGGCGGCGAGTTTGAGGTGCTGGCAAAGTTCCACCTGGCGTGTAATGAGAAACCCAAAATTAACACGACGGATGGGGGTACTTGGCGGCGTCTAGTGGTTATCAACTTTCTGTCAAAGTTTGTGTCCAAACCGAGTGGGAACAACGAGTATCCCATGGATGAAAGTATCCAGTTCTCAGTAAACACACTCGAATGGGCAACGCCATTTCTAGGATATTTGGTTCACGTTCTGCGGGAGGGTCAGGGCCTGCGCAAGCTGTCAGCCCCGGACGACGTGCTGGAGTACACGAACGACTACCGCAACGAAAACGATGCAATTGCCAAGTTCATTTCGGAGAAGATTGTTCCGCATAAGGACGGCGACGGCGGTGCACCCGTGGACAAGACGACGCTCAAGAAGGTGTTCCGTCAGTGGAAGGAGGACAACGACCTACGCAGTCTGTCGCCCGCGGAGCTTGAGAAGCGCGTCATCAAGGACAACGGAACCTACCCCAAGGGCGGGTGGACGAACATTCGGTTCGCCGATGCTTAAGCGGAGCGAGCAGCGCCACGGATGGGCGCGTATGCCTTCACGTACGGCAGCGTGATGGACACCACGAGCAGAGAAATCAGCAGCGTCAACGTCGCGCTAATCACGCTGCCGACCTCTAGCTTCACGCGACCCACCTGGACCTCCAGACCATACACCGTCTGCTGCACACCCGGGAAGAGGGATGCGACAAGCGGGGACACCAGACCCTTGGTGAACGCGTCAAAGAAGTCCTTCAGCGCACTACCAATGACAAACGCGACCGCAACCGTTAGTAGCAAACGACGAGAGCTCATACCATCCATTTGTGTTTATTAAAGGTAGCAGAATCTTTTTTTTTAACATGATACTTCCACCCCTACCATCTTCAAAAACGGCGTTTGGAGTCCGACGTACCAGTGAAGAATCTCCCCGACCACGAACCACACAACAAAGTTGAGCAAAAAGGACGTGTCTGTGAGGACGGAGGTTGCCCACGCCAGGGCCAGTGTGCCCAACACGTCCCCCACGGCGAGTCCAAACAGGCGAAGCGAGTGAAAGCCCTGACCCGGTATTCCAAACATGTAGCGGTACGGGCACGACATTGCCTTTAAGTCCTAAAAAAATGCGGTATAGAAACAATGGGCATAGACACCAGATACTGGGGTCCGAGCGGATGGCAGTTGTTTCATTACATTGCCTTTCACGCGGAGAACCCCGCGGGTGTGCTGCGTATGATGAAAGACGTGCTGCCGTGTAAATTTTGTAGGGAGAGCACCACGCAGTACGTGAAGGAGCACCCTTTGCGGGGCGACGCTGCAAAGTGGTTGTATGAGATTCACAACATGGTGAACCACAAGCTGCGGACGCAGTGCAAAAACGACCCTGCCGTCATTGACCCGGGACCCGACCCCACGTTTGAACAGGTGGAGCACACCTACCGTACCATGAAACGAACGAACGTGCTAGGGCGCGACTTTTTGTTTGCGGTTGCCATGAACTACCCTGTGAGTCCCACCGAAGCCGACGCTGCGGTTCAACGCGAGTTTATGGCGGCACTGTCAGAGGCGTACCCGCAACCAGGGCGGTTCAAGGACCCAGCCCTAGACTCGCGCGCTGTATACTCAAAGTGGATGTACGCCCAACTCAAGGCTCTGTCGAAAAAGGCACTTCCGTCGTACAGGGGGTACGTTCAGCGCCTGAAATACTACGAGAGCGGGTGCGACACGCCCAAGTACCGGGGAAAAACGTGCAGACGGCTGCCCACTGGAGGACGCACGAAATCACGAGATCACAAACGCACTCACCGCATCTCCCACTCAAGTCTTCTTCTCTCGGATGGCCTGAGTTAAACGCACGTGCTTGGATGAGTACTTGCCGTCCTTGCCGCCCCCCTTTTCGCGCTGGTCCTTCTTTTTCTCGCGGCGTGTCTGCGGCGGGTCCATGGTTTGAGTTCAAGACACCAGAATAACTACATTTCGTTTTATATAAATGCGCATCGTCGCAATGACCAACGAGGGGCAACTGCCCATGATGAAAAACATGTTGAATACGGCACACCGTACCGGGTGGCCCATGCATCTTTTTCATTGTTACGTGCTAGACGCCAACAAAGAGGCGGCAACATACAACACGACCCAATTCCAAACGCTGACTCTGCGAAAACTCGAGTTAATTTTGGAGAATATGAAGATGGACAAGGAGGTGTTTTGGATTGACAATGACATTGTCCTGTTCCAGAACTGCCTTGCCAACGTCATGAGTTTCGGGGGGCACTTTGTCATGCAGGACGACCTTTGGGGGCCCTGCACTGGGTTCTTTCTGGTGCGCACAACCCCCACAAGCATCCACATCCTTGAAAAAACAATCCAGTGGCTGCGTGACCGGCCAAACACACACTACAATGACCAGCACGCCTTTTTCTTTTGCTACAAACCCAAGTTTGGTATTCTACCCGTAACCCTGCTGCCGCACGACCAGTACCCGAACGGCGACGTGTACTTCACCCAGCAAAGAAAGGCGGCTGCCCGCATGGTTCACTGCAACTACCTTCAAACCACACGGGAAAAAGTAGAGAGGTTTAAAGAGTCTGGGTTATGGGATGACTCTGATGAGGGTTTTAATTTGGTTTCAAAGTATTACATTTAATTACACGCCGTCAATGTCCACGTCCTCCTCCTCCTTGATCGGGTCAAACATGTAGCCTGCATCGGCGTTCTGCGTCATCTTGGACGACACGAGTTGTGCCGAGTCAACGAGATCCACTGCGAGAACGCGAGGGTCAACCTCAATCTCCGCCTTGAGGTCGTGCATCTGCTCTGGGGAGAAGACCGCCACAATCTCCAGTGCTGACGACCCTGCAACCCCCGTCTCTGCTACCGCCACAAACGACCCCACGTCAATCCACACTGACCGCTTTCCCCGCCCACGAAATGTGCCACGGATCACTGCCTGTGCTACCACGCCCTTTGAGTCGTTGCCCTTGATGGCTTGAGTATAGAAGACTTCCATCCTTCCATCGCCCAGGCGTCGTAATACACGCCCGATGTGGACGTTTTCAACGCTACCTTCGGTACGCAGGTCCTCCAAGAGGGCTTGGAAGAAACGGCGATTCTTTGCAGACGCATTCGTTTCACGCTTGGCACCCTTGCTGCCGGCATTCTTTTGAGGTGGCATGTAATACGACCCCCGTGGCATGCCAACCGCGAATCCATTTTGAAACAAGGCACGGATGCGGTTCAAATGAAGGCGTGTGTGTTGATAACGTCCATCGTAGAGATTGGGACGGCCCCGCTAGATTGGGTGCCCGTGCGAAGCATCTACTCGCACCAGCAACGGTTCGAGCAGACGCTTGAAACCATCCAGTCGGTGCGCACCCGCTTGCCCGATGCAGACATCATTCTGGTAGAGTGTAGTCCCGACTCGCACTACATGACCGAACTTGCGTGTCGCGTGGACGTGTTCTTGAATGCGTACCCCAATGAGATGGTACGCACCTGCCGCAATAAATCACTGGGTGAGGCCACGCTGCTACTCCACACGATGACCCACGCGGATCTATCACAGTACACGCACATTTTCAAACTGACGGGGCGGTACGTGCTGACGGACGCCTTCAACCCAAGTGCGTGGGTAGGTGATTCTCCGATTGCGTGTTTGTCGGACTGGTACACCACCGCCGCCCGGCCTGGACTTCATATGCACACGTTTTTCTACAAACTTACGCAGGACGACTTGGAACTCGTCCAACGTGTATTGCAGGGTATGGTGATTTCGCAGACTGGCGAGTCCATTGAGCACGAGATGTACGCTGCACTGAGGTCCAGGTTACAAATCGTACCGGAAATCGGCATTCAGGTGCGGTGGTCGTCCTTCACTGCCACCCCGCATGCGTAAAACGAATTAAACACGGTGTCACCCAGTAGAAATATCAAACATGGCGGATCTTTCCAAGCAGTACCGCAAACACACGCACCGCGAGCACATTCTAGAACTGCCCGACACGTACATTGGCAGCATTGAGAACACGAGCGAGGATGCGTACGTGTGCGAGGGCGACGCGTTCGTCAGCACCACGCTCACGCACTTCAACCCAGGGTTTTACAAGCTGATTGATGAACTGCTGGTGAATGCACACGACCAAGTGGTCCGCCTGCGTCAGCGTGTATCCGACAACCCCGTCAAGAAGATTGACGTGGAGGTGAGCGACGACAAGCGGGTGCTGACCATCCGTAACGACGGCGAGGGCATTGACGTGGAGAAGCACCCCGAGTACGGCGTGTACATCCCGCAGCTTATCTTTGGGGAACTGCTGACGTCTACCAACTACGACAAGGATGAAAAGAAACTTGTTGGCGGAAAGAACGGGTACGGCGTGAAGCTGGTCAACATCTTTGCCCAGAAACTCCAAGTCACGATTGTGGATTCCAAGCGCGAGCTCAAGTACGTCCAGGTGTTTGAGCACAACATGTCAAAGGTCCACCCCCCAAAGGTGACAAAGTGCAAGACAAAGTCGTACGTGGAGATTGAGTGGACGCCCGATTTCAAGAGGTTTGGATGGGACTGCATCCCGTCAGACGTGCTAGCGCTTGTCCAGCGCCGCGTCAACGACCTTGCCATGACGGTTGGGAAGGGGGTTCGGGTTACGTGGTGCAAAGCACTCGTTCGTTTCCACAATCTCGTGGAATACGCGGCCGCTTATGTGGGCAAAGCAACACCGACTCTCACATACGGGGGCTCCGACGCCTTTGAGCTGGCAGTCGCGGACTCGCCGCTCGACCGTATGATGAGCGTGGCATTTGTGAACGGCATCTGGACGAAGGCGGGCAAGCACATTGACGATGTCACGTCCCAAATTGTTTCTCATACCCTGATGTTTCTGGAAACGAAAAAAAAACTAAAGGTCAAGCCATCCCTCGTGCGCGACTCTCTTGCTGTGTTTCTAGTGTGCTCCGTTGAAAACCCGTCGTTCAGTTCACAGACCAAGGAGGTCATGACAACCAAGACCAACTTCAAGATTCCAGAGGAGTTTCTCAAAAAGATTGTTCAAAAGCTAGGATTGGTGGACAAGATCATGGCGCAGCAGTCCATCAAGGACGGCAAGGAAAATACCAAGACGGACGGAAAGAAGAGTTCCCGCATCACGGGCATTCCAAAGCTGGACGACGCAATGTACGCGGGCACGTCCAAGAGCCACGAGTGTACGCTCATCCTGACCGAGGGCGACTCTGCAAAGTCCATGGCCCTGTCGGGTCTAACGCAGGAGCAGCGCAAGTACTACGGCGTGTTCCCCCTGCGTGGCAAGCTGCTGAACGTGAAGGACACGTCCGTGCGCAAGGTGGAGCAGACGGAGGAGATTGCCCACATGAAGAAGATTGTGGGACTCGAGTCGGGGAAAAAGTACACTGACGTAAAGTCGCTGCGGTACGGTCGCATCCTTGTCATGACGGACCAGGACTACGACGGGTCGCACATTCGCGGACTCATCATCAACATGTTCCACGAACTGTGGCATACCCTGCTAGAGGTGCCCGGATTCCTGGCGTACATGGCCACACCCATCGTCAAGGCAACCCGCGGAACCGTGGTAAAGTCGTTCTATACGCAGTACGAGTACGAGCAGTGGAAGGACGGCACGCAGGCCAAGGGGTGGAAGGTCAAGTACTACAAGGGATTGGGCACGTCCACGCGCGACGAGGCAAAGGAGTACTTCCAGCGGCTGAATGTGATGCCATATAGTTACACCGGTCCCGTTAGCGACAACAGCATTGACTTGGCGTTCAACAAGGCAAAGGCTGACGACCGCAAGGTGTGGCTCAAGACGTACGAAAAGGCACGCATCGCCAAACCCACAACCAGTCTGCCCTACGAAGAGTTTGTGAATGACGACCTGATTCACTTTTCAAACTACAATTTGGAGCGCTCGATTCCCTCTGTCATGGACGGCCTCAAGACATCGCAGCGCAAGATTCTGTACAGTGCCTTCAAGCGTAACTTGAAGACTGAGATTCGTGTGGCCCAGTTTGCAGGCTACGTTTCCGAGCACTCGGGATACCACCACGGCGAGCAGTCGCTGAATGACACTATTGTCGGAATGGCACAGGACTTTGTGGGGTCCAACAACATCCCGTGGTTTGTGCCGCAGGGACAGTTTGGCACGCGACTAAAGGGCGGCACCGACGCTGCGTCCGCACGATACATCCACACGCACCTCCAGCCCTACGTGTCAAAACTCGTGCCATCCGACGACTTTGCAGTGGCAGAGTACCGTGACGACGACGGACTTCAGGTGGAACCCGAGTGGTATGCGCCCATTCTGCCCATGCTGCTCATCAACGGCTGCCGTGGCATTGGAACCGGTTACTCCACCTTTGTGCCGCAGTACAATCCTGCAGACTTGAAGCGCATGCTTCTAAAGTGGCTGGACACTGGGTCGGGACTGGACGACGCCCTAGTGCCGTGGGTCAAGGGATTTGGCGGGAAGATTATGATGGAAGACGCACAGTCGTGCGTCCTAGAGGGCACGTGTGTGGTTGAGAAGGACGGCGTGCTCATCACCGACCTGCCGGTTGGAACATGGACGGCGGACGTGCGGGAGACGCTGGACAAGATGGCAACGGACTCTGTGATTAAGGACTACACCGACACCTCTACGGACATGGTGGTCAACATTCGGGTGCGTGGTCCCGTTGCAGCACTGGACAAGGTCATGAAGACCAAGTGGAAGCTGACGAACATGCACGCCTTCAATGCAAAGGGTGTGATTCAAAAGTACGCAACGCCCAACGAGGTTTTGAAGGAGTACGCGGACGTGCGGCTGGACCTGTACGGGAAGCGGCGGGAGCACATGCTCAAGGAACTGAAGAGCACGCTGCCGTACCATGAAAACGTGGTTCGGTTTATTCGCCAACAGAGTCAGGATGTGCCCATCCCGGATCTGCGACGCAAGACAACAGAGGTGTGTGTGGAGCTGCTGGAGCGTGAAAAGTTTGTCAAGATTGATGGAGGGTATGATTACCTGATGAAACTTCCGATTGCGTCGCTGACGCTCACGCACGCCAAGAAGCACGAAGACGAACTTGCGAGTTTGAAGTCCCGCATCAAGGAACTGGAGACAATGACGCCAAAGGGCATGTGGAAGACGGAACTACAGGGTCTTGCCGTTTAAAAGCAGTCCAGCTGGACGCTCAAATCGCTGGCCGCGTTATTTGGTGCCCCGCCTGTGGTGCGCGTAACATTCACGTGAAGCAGGTCTCCGGCGTTGAACGTTTGAGACGCATTGTAATACGATTTGATTGTATCCGCTGAATTGAATAGAAGCGTGTAGGGCGTTACTGCGGCAATGCTGTTTCCAACCGCTGTACGGTACACTTGAACAGTGACTGAATGTGCAGGGCCTGGAGCAGCGGTCAATGCGGCCGTCATTCCCGACAGGATGAACCCCTGTTGAGCTCTGTAAAAAGCAGCAGGCACCGTGGTGTCGGGATACGACCCACTTGTATCCAGGGTGCCTATCCAAAGGTATCCGTCGTTGCCTGTTCTTATAAGGCCCTTCGCCCCGTAAAATAGGGTAGTGGGATATGAGTATGTGGAAAATCCCTTTCCACCCGCTGTTTTTGTCACTAGGTCTACGCCCGGACCCAGCTGAATACCAGGACTTGCCAGGTATGTAGGGTTTGTAATCGTGGACGGCGTGGTTTGTAGAATGTCTGACGCGGTGTACGAGTTGCCGTTGGATGTTATGGTTCCGACCGTCGTAGACCGCATCTGGATGCACCCCGTGGTTCCGTCGTTGGTTTCCACGCCCACATACGACCCAGTAGATGACACGCTGTTGGGGGCAGCAACGTAGATGTTGGTGTCGCGCGTGCTCATGACATTTCCACCGCTGATAAGAATGCCCCGCTTAGTTCCGGCACCGTTGGAGTACACGTTGATGGTAGACCCCTTGACACAGTTGAACGAAAATGAAGAGGCGGTAGTTACGAGACTGCCAGTACAGTCCACTCCATACACGTTGCTTGTTCCGCCAGTAGATGCAAGTGAGTTGTCTACCGTCAGCACGCACGTGCGCAGCTTGGACGTTGCAGTGGTCGTGCCTCCAAACACCACACCCTTTAGCGTGTAGTGTCCTGCAGATGTGAGTTTTATGGTAAAGTCTTCTACTCTGCAGTTCTCGCCCATTGTGAGCAGCGTGGTGTTGGCGGTTGCATTCAAAATTTGAAGCGTGGTGGTTTGTACCGAGATGCCTCGCAGTGCGTTTCCGGCGGGCATGGTGATACCCCCCGAGTTCAGGTTGTACGTTCCCGGAAACACCCATATGGTGTAGCCCGTGCCAGCCCCGATGGCGGCGATTGCAGCGTCTACCGTCTTGTACGCCACTCCGCCGATGGTTGCAGTAGAATCGTTGCCGTACACGGCGTCCACACGCAAGGTGTTGCCCAACTCCGCACCTATTCCAACGGGTCCCGTCGGGCCCGTGTCGCCTCTGCCCGCATACGACCCTGGAATCCCCTGAGGACCTTGGTTTTTTATTTGGACGCCCACAGCACACATGCCCGCCCCAGGCGTGTATCTATACGCCATGCCAGACATTTACTAGTAACCACCATTAATTCATGGACAGGTGCTGCCGCGTGCCCGCACACCGACTACAGATACCCGTCTTTGGCAGGGTGATTACCGATGTACAACTACAGATACGGTTGACCACCAGTTTCGTGTAGTTGTTGTTCAGGCCCGTCTCACCCGCACGACCCGTGCCCTGCGACTCCACCACGTAGTCCGCCAGTCCAGACGCGATATAGTTCGTCCAGTCGCTTGCAGGCCGGAGCGTTTTTGGCGTGCCCGCCCCGTCGTACGGAATCAGCAGGGCCTTTCCAGCAGGCCATTGCGGTGCATTTGTGGGCGCCACGTCCTTGTTTGTGGCAGCTACGCCCCCTATGCTCATAACCGTGGGACCGTATGACCTTCCGCCGCGCTGCCGTTGTAGTCTGGTCCAGTCCGCTGCACTCATGGACATTGGCATTTTCTCTTATCACACTGCCGAGGTAAAAAAGCGGACTGTATTGGGCGGTACGATCTCGCCTATTTTCAGCAGGCGCTGCGAGTCCTCAAACATCGGGGCGTCAAATATTTCACGCGTGTCTGGGTCGTAAATGATGAGCGTCCCCTTCAGCAGCACCTTTTGTAGCCGCCGGGCTTTGCGCACAATGTTGCGCGTGTACGTCACGTCGCGTTCCTCTGCTAGGATTGCGGGTTTGAAACCCATCTCATCCGGCGTTGCAGTGGTGTCGAACCGCATGCACTGGATGACGGGCTGCTCCTTGGAGTGTAGTTTCCGATGAATCTCACAATCCACCGCCGACTGCTTCAGCAGCAAGCTGATCTGCTTGATCAGGCGGCTCTTTTCAAAAGATACCTCATACAGAAACTCGTCTGACGTCATGAACGTTTCACGGGGTTGCTCGCCCTCGTAGCGCTTGAGCACCATGTCGTTGCGCCGGATGCTGACGATGTTGGGACCCTCGGCGCTCGTGGATTGCTCGGGCGAGAACACGGACATGTACAGGCGCACGCGCACGTTGCGTTCTTCCATGGGCAGTCTGGCGTGCGAGCAGATGCGAACCGCCCGACCAATCACCTGGTCAATGCGTGCTGGGTTCCAGTACGGCTCCATGATGTACGTCTCACGCACGTTGGCCAGCGTGATGCCCTCTGCGCCCGCAGCAGACACCATGAACACGCACAACTTCTTCTCTTTGAGCGAGTCCTTCAGCGACTGCGGGAACGTGTCAGAGTACGACTCGTTGAAAATCTGACGCAGCATTTCACGCTCCTCCTTGTTCTCGCCGCTAAAGAAGGCGTACGCGGGCATGCCGGGCGTCAAATCGGGGTGCTCGATCCACCCTGCAGCCGTCTTTTGAAGTTTGTACTCTTGGAACCCGTTTGCCTCTAAAATTGCAGAAAACACGCCCAGACCCTCCAGCGTCAGGTACTGCGAGTACACAAACTGGTTGCGGTACGCGCCCGCCTCGCCGATGGACGCCTTGATGTCCTTCATGATGCGCGCCATCTTGGGGGAGTACTCGTCCAGTCCTGGCGACTTTAGGAAGCGTTCCGGTGTCTTTTTCATCTGGACCAAAATGTCAGACTTGTCCACCGTTGCGTCCTCGCTTGCAACGTCGTCGTCCTTCTGTGTGAGCTCCGAGGGCACGGCGTAGTTACACGCCAAACGAGACTTCATGCGGAACGACCCAAACTCTTCGTTCAAGTTGGGACTCATGCGACCCTTCTTGGACTCTTGTTGAATCTCCTCCCACCGCAGTTCCAGGTAGCGCAGGTACTGCTGCTGCGACATGGGAACCTTTTGCAGCGTCGCGTCCTCTTCCAACCGCTTGGGCAGCAGGCGCTCGTCAGCGCCCCGGTAGTACGAAATCAGTCCCTGGATGCGGCGCTGGAGCATGAGCGGGTTCTTGATGGTGAGACCCTCCACGAACAGTGCAGAAAACTCTTCGTACTTGGACGGCAGGCACTCCAACTCCTCAATGGTGTACATCTCTGCAAGTGCCAGCTGGTTTCCGGGAAACGCCATCTCGTACTTGAGTTTCCACGTGGACACCCACGCACGAATGTCGGGCGTGTACGGCATCGCTCGGTTGTATTTTACGCCGATGCGCTCACCCTTTTCGTTGTGCTGCGTGTCAAAGTATGGCGGGTTGCGGGACAACAGCAGTGCCTTTTTCACAGAGTTGTACTCGATCGTGTCCACATCGGGAATCGTCTTGAAAAACGAGGTCATGCGTTCTTCGTCCCACGACGTTGTTGTTTTCAGGGGCACGGTTATCCGCTCAATGGGACCCTTGAGCAGGTTGACCAGGAACGCTATTTCGTTGGGGCGGTTGATGATGGGTGTGCCGGACAGTGCAACAATCTTTGCGTTTTTCGCACGGTACATCATGTCGTACAACTTCCGCTTGATGGCACGGTCGTTCACCACGTTTCCAATCAAGTTGTGTGCCTCGTCAATGATTATGATGGAGTCGTCAAACATGTGGGGCTGGTCGGGGGGCAGCACCTTGTCCACGTTTGCAGCACTCAACCCGTTGTAGTTCATGAACGTGAAGCGGGTTTCAATCAGGTCCTCAATTTGAGCGCGAATCGTGTCTTGTGCAGTCTTTGGCAGGGTCTGGAAGTTGGGCGACAAGTCGTTCAGGGTGATGTAGTACCGCCCAAACTTTTGAAGGAACGCGTCTGACAGCCCCAGTTCCTTTGCATACTCCACGTCGTTGGGCCCCATCAGCGTCTTTTCCTGCCAGTGCTGCTCGTACGCGTACACGGGGTCGCCGCACTTTCGGATTTCTTGGCGGTAGTTCTCCTGTAGCGACGCGGGTAGCAGGATAAACACCCGCTTGTTGTTCATCAGCGACTCGGCCACTGCAATGGACGAGCACGTCTTGCCGGATCCAAGACCGTGGTACAGCAACAGACCGCGGTACGGCGTTTCAATCATCAGGTACTCCCGCACCAGTTTTTGGTACGAAAAGAGTTCACGCGTGGTTTTCCCGCTCTGGCGGGTGCACAAGTCCTCGTCGGCGCTCTCTGCATCCGCAGTCTTTTCGCGGTACTTCAAAAACGTCCGTGTTATCGAATCGGAAAACGCTTTACGATTGGGCAGCACGTAAGTCATTCTCTTCACTTATTTTTGGAAAGGAAAGGATAATGGAGCAAACAATCCGCAAAAACCCCAAGTTGTGGATCCTCACGGTGTACCTGTTCATGATGGCGGCATTTGTACATGTACGCCCTGCGGTGGCATTTGGAAGGGATGGCCAAATCCGCCCATTTGGGGTGGGAAAAAAGGATTCAACGGTATTCCCCCTGTGGTGGTGGGTATTTGTCCTTGCGGTGGCATCATACCTGACGGTTGTCGTCCTCCTCCGTTATTCAATATAGACAGGTGCTGATGGCACAGCACGGTGTACACCTCCTGCCCCTGCATCGGTCCCTGTCTCCAAACGTACACCTCGTCTTCGCACCCACACGGCCTCCGCATGACTTGCTGGGGCGGCATTTTTACTCTCCATGTAGATT